TCTGTACACAAGAACTGCCAAGACCTACGGCGATCAGCACCACTTAAATACACTTGAGAACGAGTTGCATTTAGATTAACAGGTCGAGGTACAGAGTAACTAACGTAGTCATTACCTGAATGACTAATGTACATAGTACCAGCTACCTTATCACCAACTATTTCTAAACGACCATAGAACTTACGCTTAGTAGTACCGTTGTCCATGATATTAGTAACAGACCTACAGTAGATAGGTTGTCCGTTATCTTGATAGACTTCAGTGTTTAACTGATACAAGATAGCCCTATCGTCATCTAAGCAGTAGGGGATGTTGTTTAACTCAGCATAGAACGTAGGACGGAAGTACATCTCATAGTACGTACCTGGGTTAGGTTGATCATTAGATGCCATAGCCCATTGAGTCCATGTGTACCACATCTTCTCATCAATGTCGTACACAAGAGTCTTGTTTGAATCGATAAGAGTTAAGACGTAGAACGTATGACCACTAGTCTTGTAGCAGTAAGCACGTACGTTAACTAAGTCATCAGCTTCTAAGTGACGATCAATGTGGCTAGTAGACACCTTAACAGGAGATACACCATCCATGATGTACACAGACTTGCCGTAGGTACGAGTAGTACCAACCCACAGTACCGTGTTACTAGTAGCAACAATGCTGTCCCCATTAGCACAACCAATTTCATTGGTGTAGCTGGCAGCTAGTGCAAGAGGAGAACCAGGATAGTTACCAGCATCGTAGAAGAACTGCGTACTAGTAGCACCAAAAGCTATAAGATAGTTCAGGTGTTTAGCAATACCAACAAGGGTATCTGTAGTCTGTTCAAAGCTTAAGAAACTAAGAGCGTTCCAAGATTTAGGATCACCAAGGTTGCAGTTGTAGATGCGGTTATTAGTTGTACCTATAAACACATAGTTGTCTAGGAACACAGTACCAGATACAAACGGACCACTAGGAAACGAGTTAAGAGCTGGAGTTAACACAGCTCCGTTACCTAAGTCTTGAATAGTAACCGTACCAGATACGTCAGCAACGTTAGCAATGTTTAACGTAAGGGTTGTACCGTTGATGCTAGTAATGTAAGCGTTAGGAGCCACACCAGTACCTGTAACGTACATACCTGTATATACACCCGTAGCACTGGATACAACGATCTCATAGAACCCATTAAAGCCTGTAGCAGTAGGTGTCTGTGTAGCAGGAAGGTTAACTGTACAAGTACCAGCAGAGCTAAGACCACTACCAGGGTTAGTCAGGGTTACAGTACTAATAAGCCCGTTAGTAACAGTGGCGGTAGCAGCAGCGCCACTAGCAGAAAGGCTAAGGGTAATACCACTGCTGTAATTAAGCCCAGGATTGTCAATGCTAATATTGACAAGGTAGGTATTACCAATAGCACTAAAAGAGCCGCCTTGAGTAAGTAGATAACCGTTGACTTTGTTTTGAATAAATAAGTAAGAGTCAAGGAATGTCCTTACAAAGTAGCTCTGACTAGTAGATGCAGACGTAGTACCAATGGTACTCACAGACGGAGTACTAGGATTAATCTGATACACCGTGTTATTAATAACACCAACCAAGTTACCGTTGTACGGGGTTAGCCCTTGTGCTTGGGTGTAAGCGGGTGGAGTTACGGGTGTTATTTGAGTAATGTATTGCAACCCAGGACGTTTAACCCAATCACGCTTACCACCGCTGCTATCAAAGAAAACGTTAGCAGAGTACGAGTCAGTAGCAAAAGACCCGCTACGACTTTCAATAGGTTGGGTAAGAGCAATACGTTCGGTAGTCATGCTTACCGTCCGTAAGAGTTAGTGTTGGTAGACCTAAACTCAGGCATAAAGAAAGTACTAGAAGCTTCAACGTCCCAATCAGACAGCTTCTCTTTGTACATAGCAGCACGTTGCATAATTTCTTGACGATAGTTCATAGGAACACCGTACTGCATAGACAGCTCATCAGCTAGTCCCCAGACCAAATAGTTCTGCCATTCAATAGGGAAGTCGGGAGTATCAGTAGACGTACCAGTGTTTAAAGTAACGTCATTGATAGGCATTTGAGCAATTACGTGCAATTGAATGTTAGTCTGCGAATTAAGGTCAGGAGTCAAGTACACATACAACACACCATAGGTACTACGTGGATCGTAGAACAAAGTGTTAGCAGTACCAGTAGAAAACTTAGATCCCAATACGTTGTACTCTTGTTTAGATACAAGTAATACAGGTGTATCAATAGGAGGAGACACTTGGATGTTACGGTAGAACCCTTGAATGATCTTCAAAGGTTTGTCAGTAATAGCTACCGTAGGATTTAATGAGTCGTACATCAACGTAGAAGAAGATCCACCCAGTGTGTATGTAGTTTGATTAGCTGTAGTGGGGATGATCAACTCAGAGATCTTCCACAACTTAAGACCGTCAATACTTGCTTGTTTAATGAGCAAGTTAAGAGCCATCAAAGCATTGGCGTAGGTGTTTGAATCAGGAGTATCTCCAATTTCAAGAACACCTAACCGACCTAATGCTAGGGATATGATCTGACTGCTGCTAATACTGTAGGTAGAACTCATGTTGTTTATCCAATAAGGAAGCTGTTTAAGCTAGGAGCTATCTTACTAGGAACCATACAGCCAGGAATACCTGAGCTAGGTATAGCGTATGAACCCTCTAGGGTACACACAGGACGGTATCCGTTATCTTTGTTAGCAGCAGCACAATCAGCTACGCCATAGTCTGCAACCCCATTGATACCAATGAGGTCACATACAAAAATAAATTGATCTTGCTGCTCTGATCTAACGAATGGTGGTGTCTGAATATCAGCAACACCGTGTACGTAGTCTTGGGGTTGACGAGGTTCCCAATCACCTTGGCAGACCATAAGTCCGTCCCAACGTAACCGTAACTCACTTTCTTTGTACTTGCGACCACACTGGTCACATATAACTAGCCAGGAACCATTGTCCCATCTTGATCTGTAAGACATAGAATGTTCCTAGTAACAAGTTTGTTAGCGCACCTTTATGATTTGACCTCTAAATTCAATGTGGTCTTTATCAAATTTATGTACAAGTTCTGGGTATAACAGTCTGCCATTATGGAATGTTAAGACAGCAAAACCACTGGCCCAGTTTGTAGGATTGTCTTCAGTATAGTTATAAAATTGTGGTCCGTCAATTTCTGATAGACAACCAGTATCTACACCAAACCTACGTCCATTGTAATCTGTAAATCCAGTTACTTTTAAAGCGTGGAGATGTCCTGTAACAATAGATACTCCGCTATTAAGAGTGTTGTTATGAGTAGCATGGATACCACCCTTCCAACGATGCTTAACGACTACATCATTTGTAGGCCAACAAGACCAACATATATCCCAAGCAGGTACGTGGTCACTAAGACGACTGCCCTGCACACCTTCGAGTAAGGGAGCATTAGCTGAGATGTAGTTCTCAAACCTAGCGTCATGGTTCCCAAGTGGGAATGTAAGTTTGACGTTATGCCTAGCTGCCTTAGCAGCATCTTCTATTTCACCTAACGCTTCTTTGCAAGCCTTAAGTTCTTCAACAAGCGTCGGGTTTTGTGTCCAGCCAATTCTGGGCCATCTACCGCTGGTACTCCCATCAAAAGCGTCACCGTTACAGATAACAGCCTTTGGCTGGAGTTCCTTAATAAGATGTAACAAACCATCAAAAGCAGTGGAACGAATCCCAGGCCAAAAATGAGCATCAGAAAATACGATGACAGTTCCATTTTCTATTCCTAGCAGCTTACGAGCTGGATGTTCCCGAGACACTATTCTTTGACCAGAAGTTACTAGAAGTTCTCCGTATCTTTCCTCTAGGTTTCTTCTACGTTTGTTTAGACCTCTAATGCCTAAACCAGTTATCTCAGAGATTCTAGTCAATGATCCGTGAGTTTCCCACAGAGCTTTAAACTCTTGATCACTTACTTTAGGGGTAGGCATAATTGTTCCAGTCGCAGTTATGGTGGCTCGATTAACACTTGACAGTGTTACGCCAGTATGTCAAGCGAGGAACAATTTAGATTCTTCTTCTCGCCTTGTCACTAAGCCTGGCAGCACACGACCAGCCGCCTTATTCCATTGTTTGAACTGCTCGGCAGCACCGTCATAGTCGCTAACGTTCAACAGTTTTAACAAAGTGCTACCCTTGTAGCTACCCATGCCTACGTTGTAAACAAACGAACAGATAGCAGCTTTCTGATTGTCATTAAGGGGCACATGAGTAACAGCATCAATGCGATCACCCAGTGTATGCAGACGACCTAACAAGTCTTCTTCAGCTTGTTCTTGTGTCCACACAGTACCCTTTTCAATGTCAGAACCAGTAGCACCATAGCCAATAGTCCAAGGATCACCACCTGTAGCAGGATCAGGGTAAGCAGTTAGCTTACAACCTTCGTGACGTTTAATTTCTTGTGCAGCAATTTCTAACCAGCTCATTGTTTAGGTTCCAATAAAGAGTTGTACGAATCAATACAAGCGTTAAGTTTGTTTATGGCGTTATCACCACGCTCGGTGAGGGAGACAAGAGCTTGAGCAGCTCCTGGGTCAATGTTGCAGCTTCCGGCGTTATTGGTACTGGCAGTGGTGGGATCACTGGACATTGGGCTACTACAGGAACCGGCGATTGACAACCGAACAGAACCAGAGGCAATATGATCCCTAAGCTCTGCAGCAGCTTGATTGGCCTTGGCTTGCGTAGAGGCCAAATTGCTAGAAATGTTGGCAACTGTTCTGTCTCGTTCATCACTGATCTCCTTTGATCTTTGGTTTGCTGCAGTTAACGCCGCTTGAGCTGCGGCACGTTCTTCACTTATCCCACGTTGGGCATACTCGTATCCACCAAACAAACAAGCTAGCCAAGTTGTTACTAGGAACAACCAAAAGTACGGATTAAGAAACATTAGGTTTATTTTCTGAAGTTCGTTCTTGGGTTTTACCCCAACTAGATACACCCATGACAGCACCCATAGCTAGGTGGAACAGACCACCACCTTGCAGTGTCATAGGTTGCCATTGACGATAGGCATCATTGACAGCTTGTGTCTCAAACTGTTGTACCCACAGGTACAAACAAGGACCAGCAACAAAGTCAAAGAAACAAATGAAGCAGTAAGTAAAGCCCATGAGTCCTCGCCAATGGCGGGACATAAAGTCTTCTTGTCTTTTAGTTCTTGTGCTTGTAGCCATGATGCTGTTCTTTTTTAGCAGTCTCAACAATGTCTGAGACTACATAGTAGCCACCAACAAATAACATAACAAGCAACACAAGGACTAAGCCAATGATCATTGCTTCTTCTTGTTCTTTTTTAATTTTGTTAGCACGATCTCTAGCAGCTTGTTCAGCATACTTATCAGCTTTGTCCATGCTGGCTGCACGGCTTTTAATATTGTTCCAAACATCTACTTTCCCCGCTTGCATGAATAGCATTTGTAGCTCAGTCTCAAACTGTTTAGTTTGCTCCAGAGCCATTTCAATTTGAATGGCAGTGCCCATGTTAGAGGCATTGCCAGAATCTTTAGCCTCTTTAATTGCTTGAACACCATTGTTCTTAGCATCAAAGTATTTGCCCAATACAGGCCCAAGCGAGGCAACATCGTCCACCGTTGAACTCATCTTCTTGACGAGTTTTACGGCAGACTGTATTGCTGCTAGGGCTGTAATGGGATCAATCATTATTGATTATTCTTCAGTGGTTTCTTCTTCAGCTTCTTCTTCGTCTTCTTCAATGTCGATCCATTCGATATCGTCATTGACAAAAGCAACGATCAAATCAGCCAACTCAACCCATTCGCCATCTTCGTGACCAACGGTATCAATAGCCAATTCAACAGCACGGAAACGGACATCTTCTTCGGTAGTAAACAACATAGTAGTTCCTTTAAAGCCGCTAGTAATGGGTAGCGGTAAACCCAAGTACATGCTAGTCTTCAATTATTACTTTCCTGTTAAAGAATGCCAGGCCACAGTAATAGCACCCACAACCACAGTAATGATGCCAATAGGTTTAGCTAAGGAAGCAATCCAATCTAGAACCTTTAGAGCACCCTTAAGAGCAGAGAACGCTTCTATAAGTTCTTTGGTGTTCTTCTCAATAGCATCTACTTTAGCTTCAACTTTAACAAGTCGTTCGTAAATGTCTTCATGGCTAATGGTAGCTACTGTTTCAGACATGTTGTTCCTTAAACTATTAGTGTTAGCCGTTTAACTTTAATCGTCTGTGTAGTTAGTAAAATCAGGCAAAGTTTTTAAATGCAAATACGCTTGCTGTAAAAAATTTTGCGATCCAACAACAACAGATGGGACAAAGTAATAAACTTTTGTATCTAATAACAAAGTTTTATCGGCAGATAAAAATGTTACTGATACATTTAAACCAAGTTTGCCACCAGAAATACTGTCAATTCGAGCGTAGGTGTTTGCAGTAACAGGAGTAAAACCAGTTACGTTTTTAGTGTAATTGCCAATTAAAGCCATGATAATTCCTTTAAACTTAGTCGTCGCACAAAGTGATTAATTGTGTATCTCTTAGTTGAGAATAAATACTTGATGTTGTATAAATTACTTGAACATAGTAAGTGCCTTGAGCGTAAAAAGCTCTAGACGATGTAAATGTAAAAGTGTAATTTCCACTAACAGAAGAAGTTTGTGTTCCAAGACTTTCAAGAACAGGCAAACTATTTGAATTTGCTAAACCATCAGTACCACAAATGTTTACTTGAACCGAATCGCCAGTTGCATAAGAATACCCATTGACTTGAACATTGGTTATTTTTTTAACTTGAATTGGTAATTTGTAGTACGCCGTAATTGTTCCAGCCGTACTTGTGAAATTTAATGTACCAGGAGAAATAGTTACTTTTGCAGCATCAGTTGTGCTTAACCAAGTATCTAATGGAAAATAACTTATATACCGACCTTTAAGACTAGGCCAAGTATTAAAGTTTTGCTGTATGTAAGAAGTAACAGTATTACCAGTAAATGTATTATATTGTTGTGGGTCAAACGCATATCCAGAAACAAAAGTTTTGGTTAAATTGTAATTGCCAACAAAACTGTTTTGTTTCATTGCGGTTGAGCCGCTTGCATCGGAAGATGAATTATTTAAAAAATAATTTCCACTAATTAAATTTAATGAATTATTAATTGTTAGTCCGTTATAACAATTAAAAATCATATTTCCGGCAATTATGTTGTTTTGACCAGTAACATAAATGCCATCTAAATAACCAGTAACAAGATTGTTTTCAACTCTTATATCTGAAGCACCAGAAGATGTAACCATAATTCCACGCTTGTTAGTAGTGGAATAAGTAGTTGTAGATTTAATTAAATTGCAATTTGTAACTGAACAAAATTGAGAAGTGCTAAAAACAATGTTTCCATCTAAAGCAGAAGGGGTTGCTGGATTGTTAAAACAATTAGAAACATTTACTTTAATTGCCGCACCAACAAAAACCAAGTCATACCAATCACCTGTTCCAATAGATGACACTTGATAAATGTTAGATACCGCAACATTAATACAAGCCGCTTGTTGGGAAGAATTGTCGTTTGCAACATTTACTGGTGTTAATGTGTTAACAGACCAAATGTTATCAATTACAACATTGGCTGCATTCATTGCAAAAACGCCAAGGCCCCAACCCTGTACAGTTAAATTTCTAACCGAGGCGTTGTAAGTTGTAATGTAAGAATAATTATTAGCAAGCAGTTCAGCAATTGTTGCATCAGTACCAACCCCTTGCTGCCCAGTCAAACTCCAAATGTTGCCGTAACCAATGTGAATAAGATTGTTATTAGGTTCGCCAAAAGAACCAGCGTTATTTTTTATAATTGATTTAGCACCAACACCATAGAAATTGGTGTTAGATTGAACAATCACAGGTTTAGAAATAATGTACGTACCAGCAGGAACAAACACGCTACCACCGCCAGCAGCAAAAACTGCATTTAATGCGTTTTGAATTGCGGTTGTATCGTCAGTTGTTCCATCTCCTTTTGCTCCAAAGTCTTTAACAGAAACAACTTCTTGAAGTTTTTTAGTTACAGTAGTGCTAACAGATCCTGTACCACCTTGTTCATAAGATATAAACTGAGCGTCTAAAGAAGTTCCAGGTGCAGCAGACAGCGCAACAGTTCCATCAGGAAATGTTTTGTTGTAAGCTACTTTGTTAACATCGTTTAACCAAGCAGCGTTAACTGGTGGCCCAACAAGATCTACAAAATTTGTTGAAGACATATTTATCCTTTAAGTAGTTATCCAAGGCAAAGGCAATTGCTCAACAACAGGATTAATTTGCAATGCTAAATTTGCATTAATAGCGGCTTCAGTAGCGGCTTGGTTTACTCCATTAGACCAGCACCAATCAATTACTTGGGCTTGAGTTAACTGGGCATAGGGAATAAAAGCACCGCCAATTTGGGGTTCAGAAAACGAACAAGTGCCATAAATAGAATTGGTAAACGTCATAGGAGGTGTGGCAGTGTTTGTTTCAGTACCTGTGCAGCGCCAACCACAAGTTAAAACGACTTCGGTAAAGCCGTTAATAGTTTGAGTAGATGTATTCATCCAATCAATTGTCCAGTTGATAGTAGCTGACATAATTAATTTTTAAATTAAGAAATTGAATAAGAATTTGAATTCATTAAACGTATATTAAACATCCAATGATTATTTGCACTGTCTTGATTGTTTGTAAAAGTAACTGTGTATGTACAAGTTGCACCAGATATAGATTGTGATGTACTAATACTAACGCAAGTATTTACCAAATTTCCCGTGTTGTAAATGTGATTTGCCCCAGAATAATCTCGTCGTCCAGCAATCCATCTTGCTTCGCCTATTTGCGATGAAGAGCTGTTACCAACAACCATTGCGGTAATTTCAAACCAATAGTTGTATGTTCCAGATACAGTTATTGTATGAGAATTACCAACTGTAAAATTTTGAGTGTATTGAACCCACCCAGTTCCAATTTGAAGCCCAGTGATATGAGAATCATTAGCAGAAGTTGCCCCCACCAATAAATTCCCGCTGGTGTCTATACGGGCACGTTCTGTATCGTTTGTTGAAATAACAAGTGGGTGATTTGTTAATGCGCCCATTTTAACAATAGAACCACTACCAGGGTCAGCTTGCATATAAGCTGTTATGGCTGTGCCAGATGTATTGCTAACAGTAATTCTGTTGTAGTTTGCGCCACTACCTGTAAACTGAGAAATAGCACCATCTGATGCGCCTTTTGTAACGTCCAATTTACTAGAAATTGATGTTGCGCCTATACCAAAATTTCCGTTGGTATCTATCATTACTGCTTGATTAAAAGATATTGTGCCTGTACCTGCTCCTGCGTAATACCACTTGTGCGCTCCATTAGTTTGTTGATACCAAGTTGCAGCCGCATTGTTAATGTATGTCCAAGATCCGCCAGTTGAATAATAGGCATTTGTAAGAAGACCAACTTCAGTTGTTCCTGATGAATACAAAGACCCACCGATTAGTTGAAATGCTCTATTATTGCTGGTGTTCCAAGAACTAGGTGTAATTCCCAGTCCTAAATTATTACCATCAAATACTAGCCCAGACCCCGTAGTTAGCGCACTTGTAGAGTTTGCATACACCACACCGTTAGCAGTAAAACTGGTTAACCCTGTGCCACCTGAAGTTGTTGGTAAAGGCAAACTTGTCAACGACAACGATGCCGCACTAACAGCACGACCAGCAGTTAAGTTAGCCACGCTAACGCTATCAGTCACACCAGACTGATTGACAGGAACAATCTCACTGCCCGACAACGGGGTGGTTGCTGAACTTAAAGCTGATATTTTTGTGTTAGCCATGTTTATAACCGCACAATAATTTATCTTTTATGCGTTGTAATAAGGAATTGCAATTTTTGTTGTACCAATGTAACCAACAAGATAACCAAGCGGAGTTGCGGGAAGGGAACTTGCGCCGCCAGCAGAGCCAACTGTTGATTGTTGGGTATTCCCCAAAGCCAATGTGTTAGTTGGCGCAATTCCAGCAGGTGATTTAAACCAAGTTCCATTAGCAGATGTAGATCTCAAAACTTCTACGCCCTTTACACGCATTGTGCAATATCCTGCTCCACTAGAAGAAGCTGCATCTATAGTAGCCTCGACGTTAGCCACAGCACCAAATTTTGCAATAATGTCGTTGCCCCGCCACAATTGAAACATGGGGCTACTGACACCAGTACTATCATCCGTACTTACAAGATTAAAAGTTGGGGATTTGCTTCCATTAACTAAATTACTTAAATGCGAACCACCGCCTGCAACAATGTTTGCAACATCAGTTGAAAACGATTGGCTATCAACAACAATTGGAGCATTGATTTGGCAATTTTCAGTAAGAATTCCATCGTACAAAACTGCATAAACAGAACCGTAAGAAGAAGTCCAACGCAAGCCAGCGGTAGGCGAACCAGCAACTGGGCCAACACTTACGTTGACAAGTTTTACTCCAATAATGTTACCTTTAAAATAAATCCCTGTTCCCGCATTAAGTAAGTTAACAGTCATGGTGTCAAATGACACAGTTTCAGTTGGATTTGATGCGCCACCAAGAGAGATATTTTCGTATGTTGGTGGGTTAGAGTAACCATTTGCTTCTACATATATACCTGTTCCATTAAACAATGAAACATTTGTTGATACATACAAACCGCCAGAGCCACCTTGATTTGATTGAACAATCAAACCTTGTTTGCCATTATTTTCAATACCGCCTGTTAATGTAATAGTGTTGCCAGATAACACTTGAACACCAATGCCAACATTGTTATCAACTTCAACTTGCCAATATGTATTATTGGCTTCGTTATCCATACGCAAACCATCGCCTGAGTTATTGTGTATACGCATACCATATACATTGACAGACCAACCTCTCCAGTGCTGATGGCCTGTCACTAAAGTGTTTGTAATAATTACATCACGAATAAAATTTTCAGAAATAGCAACGCTTGTAAATAAACCAATGTTTGCTAAAGAATTACCATCAATTGTAATACCCGCAATACTAATGTTATTTAATACAGCAGCAATGTTTGAATCATCACTTGTGTATTGGCATCTAATTAACTTGTTTACCGCACTACGAGCTTTGATTGTTACGCCACCAGAACCTGCGCCATACAATGCAGTTCCATTAGTTCCAATCCATAAACTCGTTACAGAATAAGTGCCAATCGGAAAATAAACGCTAGTTGAGGCATTAATAGCTGCTTGAATAGCAGCCGTGTCATCAGTTGTGCCATTACCAGTAGCGCCAAAGTCTTTGACGCTAACAACCTCTTGCAACTTAGCTCGAACCGTAGTCGTTACTGCGCCTGTACCGCTAGGCGTATAAGCAACTGTTGAAGAGTTGTCGTTATACGTTTTAGTGTTAACGTCATTAAGCCAAGTGGAGGCAATTACTGTCCCACTTGTAAAAGTCGTTGAGGACATACCAACCCCTTATTAAACGCCCATGATCACTTGGACAGTAGCACTAGTACCCGAAATAGCAGTAACGTTAGCACGAACATAACGCCAAGTACTAACAGATGTGTATCCATCAGTAGCGGTAGTTGTACCACTCAGCGTGAAGGTATTGATAGTTACCCAGTTAGAGTTAGTACCGTTGTAGGTAGCATCCTCATTAGAGCCTTGCATTACAACAGTAGCACCAACAGTACCAGTACCAGTCACAATAGCTTGGAAGGTACTCCAAGGACTTTCTTTGTAGATAGGTGAAGAGGCTGCAGTTGTAGTAGTAGAGTTAACACCACTAAAAGCAAAGTAACGTGGTTGTTCGCCACTCTTAATTTTTACGTCAGACATTTCATACTCCCATTTTGCTGATGTCTAGCACAATGAAGAATGATCCTGTACCTTTGAATACCATATCAATCTCGTGACCAATAAGCCCACCTACCCAACCTAGATCAATCTTGCTACGACCTTCCAAAGGAAGAACGTAAGGTTGATTACGATAGGAGAGCATAACCTTCAATCCAGACTCAACCATGAATACAGTTGAGTCCAAACGAATGTTAGATGGACTACCAGATAACCGACTGATGTCTATAGCATCGAATACAGAATCATCCTCATGCTCAATAGTACCTGTTACTAGTAACACAATGTTCTTACCACCATCGGCAGCAATAGACACCGTGATAGTGTCACCAGTTTTTTCATGTACTAATTGTTTGTGCATCGTTGTTTACTTTTAATTAACGCAGAACTTCTTGGCAAGCCAACACAAAGTCAGTAGTCAAAGTGTCAGTAGCTGTAGGAGTAATTTGGAACACTGGAGCAATTAAAGCATTGGTCAGAGTAGTACCAGAAGAACCAATAGTAGGTGCAGAGATACGAGCAATAGGACCCATGCCAGAAGTAGAACTGCCAGAGAACACAATCATGTCAGTGCCATCGTAGTAAAAAGCCAACTCAACAAAAGTACCTGCAACAGCAGTAGCAACACCAGTTACCAAAGTAGTAGCAGTACCATTAACGGTAGACACCAAGTTAATAGAAGTAGAAGAAGCAGCTTTAGCAAACCACAATCCATCGTTAGTAGATGAACCAGCTTGCAAACCAGCGTAAAAAGACACGCTACCAGCAACAGCAGAAGCTTTAATGCGAGTAGTAAACCAAGCACGATTACCAGCGGTAAACTGAAAGAATTGACCGTTCTTGTAAGCAGAGCTAGCAGTAGTAGTGCCACCAGGAGTCAAGACAGCCAAGCCACCAATGCCAGCAGTCAAAGCAAAAGTAGAGCTAGTACCAGTGACAGTGTAGTCAGTACCAATCAAGGTATTGAAATCATTTACATAGGTAGAACTGCCCAACTGTTGAGTGCTACCAGTGTGGAAAGGATCAGGGAAGGGGAATGAGTACAGAGGCTCGTTAACGTATGCAGTAGAAAGACCTGCATAGAGGCGGGTAGGATTAGACATGATAAGTTCCTTTGACGTTGTATAAAACAACGCCCAATTAAGGGCGTCATTGGAAGACTAGATTCTACTTACATTTTCTTTTTAGTCATAGTCTTTTTTGCAGTCATTTTTTTGGCTGCAGTCATCTTTTTCTTTTGTTCACCTTCAGCTTTAACTTTAGGTTCAGGCTTTTGGCCCATTTCTTTGCGCTTTTCGTAACCCATGATAAATCTCCAATTAGATAAAAGAAACCCCCCAATTAAGGGGGGTAGTTGTTACTAGTAACAATTAGGGACCGTTAGAACCCCACACAGCACGAGGATCAGACCAGCCAAAGCTGTAACGTTCGTAACCCTTAGCTTTAACGTTCAGGGTGTCGAAGTCATTGTCTTGATCGAACATGATGGCGTGACGTTCGTAATACTTCATACCAGTGCCACCAGGGATGGTGTTACGGATAAACCAAGCGTGGGGCGAGGTGAAGTAGTGGTTCACTTTGAAGCCACCTGGGAGGTAGTTGCCAGATTTGATGACGTTGATGTCATTGTTGGCATTACCAGTTTGGTAGCTAGAGTGCAGGATGCGTTGAGCATTAAACACTTCTTGACGAGCGATGTGCAAGTCTTTAGGTTGAATAGCAACCAACAGACCACGGTCATTTTGCAGACCCATGATAGCGATCACTGCATCTTCCAAAGCTGCTTCAGACAAGTCAACGTCAACGGTAGGCTTGTTAGCAAAAGTACCGCCAGTGGTATTGGGGTGAGCAGTGGAGCACAAAGCAACACCGTCACCACCAGTATAAGTACCATTGAAAGCACGGTTGTAAACGTTAGCAGCAACGTTTTCTTTCGTTTGACGGAAAGACATAGCCAAAGCTGCAGCACGTTTCTTAGACACTTGTTCGTACAAGTTGTCGTCCATTTCTTCCTTGGTCACGATATAACCCATTGCGTAAGCAACGTGTGTATAACGAGTAATGAAGCCTTGGATTTCGGAATCGTACTGAACGCCAGCGCCTTGTTCCTTAACGGGAACCAGACCAAAGCCAGTCAGTTGAACGTCTTCTTCGTAGTTTTGAGTAGAAGTGTCTTTGTCAAACAAGTTGACGTACTCTTCAGGATGCTCATTATAGGTTTGACCCCACCAAGCTTTGACACCAGGCCAAAGAGCTTTTGGGTGCGAACCCGTAGTAATTACACCAGCCATGTTATTTCTCCTTAGTTAATTAGATTAGGCAGTACCTTGGGCTTGCTTGAAGAACGTCTTGTTCATAACAACGTTCACCTTAGCATAAGCACCAGCGGCATTGTCTTGACGTTGAGCCAAACCAATAACCGTGAAAGGCAGACCCAAAGAGCCACTGGAACCCAAAGCGGTAACAGTAGAAGCTTTGATGGTCAAGCTAGATTGTGGTGAAGATTGAGACAAGCTGTCAGCAGCAGTCCAGTTACCACCAACGTTCTTGAACACGTCAGCCAGAGCGTATGTATCAGCTTGAGCTTCAAACACAACGTTAGGATCAGTGATAACGTAGATGTAACGCAGACCAGAAGATTGCGTCAAGTACAGTTTGCCGAGGTCAATGTTAGTACCTTGCAAGCTAACACCAGGGTCAGCAGGACGGATACCAACAATAACGCCCAAAGGCAAAGTAGCATCAGCAGTCATTTTAGTGACGTAAGCAATACCATTTGAATCTGAACCACCAGCGTACGTAACCACATCGCCAATGGCGTAGGTATTAGTAGCGTCGTTAGCCACAGCAAACAATTGGCCTTGCTCGTTATAGGCTGCACCAGTCACAGTACCGACTGGAGACAGACCACGAGGGCGAGAAACGTTAGCCATTTAAGACTCCTTTAAAAATTAAGAAACTTTAATACCACCTTGGGGTACATAGAAACCTTCAGTGTTTCCAGTAATCTTCCCAGAACGAATACTAGCGTCAATCATATTATTCTTAGCTTGAAGTTCGGCTTGATCTTCCTCATACCATTCTTGCCGGATCTTCATAAGATAACCGTATTGCTCAGAACCCTCTGCACGAGGATTTACCAAGTATCGAATCCTATCTCCGAGGTCGCCGTTACGACTAACCACATTCTCACTTACACCACCTACTTCAGTTGGGGTAACAAACTCATAGCCACTTTCCATAGCCTCATGAATACGACCACCAGTATCAGTAAAGATGTGGAGGTGGTATCCAGGGATATGTTCTCTAACACTTAATTTAACTTCAGTTCCGTTAAATACGTTACGGCGTTTACGAGTCGCACCATCACTAGCGGGAGTGGGTTTAGCTGAACTATCTTTTTGTTGGCTCAAACGGGCATTTTGCCGTTCAACTTTTTCTTCATAAGTCAAAGCACGGGGCATCATATTCTCCTTTAAATATAAAATCAATTCCAGTCGTAATCAGCGAGGTACTGTTCACGGGTCATAAGCTTTTGTTTTACGAACCGATCACATGCAGCCTTAGCTTCAGCAGGTAAGTTGTCATAGCTTTGGGCACTACCTGCAGCACCCCGAGTTTGACGACCTGAACCTGATTCGACCCGACTAGCTGGAGTTTGTTTCTTACCAAATCGTTGGGGAAACTCTTCTGCCAATGCTTCGTCTAACTTTTCAAGAAAAGGCTCTCCCTTAAGGTTAGGGAACTCTAGTCTTAGGCTTTCTCCAATGCCATTAGCAATACTGGTCATACGGCGATCCTGACCAAACCAAGTGTTCTTATCTAACCAGTTTTGCAGACCTGGGTCTGTAACTTGGGTAGGAGCTTCTGGTGTAGTAGGTGCTTTCTCAGCATCTTTAGCGGCTTGCTTTGCTTCTTTAAACTCTTCTTTGGCAGCATCCAAAGCATCATCTAAAGCATTTACTTTCTGTCCGTCACCATCGCTAATAGCTTGGGCACGGGATTCTTTTATCTCTTTAATACGATTCTCGTATTCCTGGGCCTTACGTTCATAAGCATCACGTTGGAACTTTTTAAATTCCTCAGCAGCTTCTTT